TGCGTTACTTGAAATTCAAAGAGCTGCTAAACAAGATGAGGTAAATAGAAAATTAGCTGAAGATGAGCAGAAAATTCTAGATGCTAGACTTGGTGCACAAATGCAATTCTTAGATGCAATGCAAGGTGCAGTTCAATCATTAGGAGCATTATTTGAAAGAGGTTCTGCTGCTGCAAAAACTGCTGCGTTATTAGATATCGCAATTGGAACTGCAAAAGGATTTGTTCAGGGTTTAGATATTGCACAAAAAGGTGCTGCGGCTACTGGACCTGCTGCTCCATTTGCATTCCCTATATTTTATGCGACTCAAGTGGCGGCAGTATTAAGTGCGGCAGGAAGAGCAAAAGCAGTTTTAGAATCAGGTAATGCAAGTTCATCAGCAGGAGGTGGAGCATCTGCACCAGCATCTGCACCAGCAGCTCCAAGATTTAACGTTGTAGGTACATCAGGAGCTAATCAAATTGCTCAAACCATAGGCAGAGATCAGCAACCAGTTAAGGCTTACGTAGTGGCAAACGATGTAACATCAGCACAAAGTTTGAGCCGTAACATAGTAAGCTCTGCAAGTTTAGGATAGTGAAAATAAAACAAGGGTATTTTATAAACGTTTATGCGATATGAGAATAGTAGAATTAGTAATTGAAAAGGACCTTGACGGCATTGATGCCGTTAGCTTAGTAGATGCTCCAGCTATTGAAGAGAACTTTATTGCTTTGGCTAAAGAATATAAAATGGATTTGGCTGAGGTAGATGCAGAGAAACGCATTTTGATGGGTGCTGCATTGATTCCTAATAAGCAAATCTACCGTAAGCACGGCAAAGATGAGTTCTATGTTTTCTTCTCAGAGAACACAGTTAAGAAAGCAAGCGAATTATTCCTACAAAATGGCAATCAGTCAAACGCTACCTTAGAACATAAGACTAAATTTGATGGTGCAACAGTAGTTGAATCCTGGATAATTGACAATCCAGAAATGGATAAGTCTAAAAACTACGGATTCTCATTGCCAAAAGGAACTTGGATGATCTCAATGAAGATTGAGGATGACAAGGTATGGAGTGATGCTAAGGATGGCAAGTATAAAGGCTTCTCAATTGAGGGGTATTTTGCAGATAAATTAGAAATGTCACTTCAAGATATTGAAGCAGAGAATTTAATTAATGAAATAATAAACATTTTAAACGATGGCAAATAAAAAAACAAGTCCAAAAGCGAGCAACAATGAGGCTTGCCTTTGCGAAGATGGCACTTACTCAAAGGAGTGTTGTCAAGGAGAAGAAATCAATCAGGGAATTGGTCCATTGGTTGGTCAATCAACTTCAGTTGTAGTTAATACAAATCAACCTAGAACAGTAGGTTCATCAAGCTAGTAAATTAAAACAAATAAATAAATGGAATACAAGAACAAATTAAACCAAATCAAGGCACTTTTGTCTTTAGAGGTTAAACTTGCTCAGATGAAGCTAGAAGATGGCATTACTGTCGTTGAAGCAGAATCATTCGAGCCTGAATACTCTATTGGAATTGTGACTCCAGATGGAATCGTACCGATGCCTGTAGGAGAGTACGAATTAGAAGATGGTTCTATGGTAATGGTAGAAGTTGAAGGAGTTATTGCTTCAATCGGTCCTAAGGCTGAGGAAGTAGGTCCTGAAAACGAAGCTGCACCTGAAGAAGTAATTGAGCCAGAAATGGAAGCAGAAGCATCTGCACCATCAGCACCACAACCTAAGAGAATTGTAGAATCAGTTTCTAAGGAATCTTTTTTTGAATCTCAAGTAGAAGAATTGAAATCTGAATTGGAAGCATTAAAAGCTGAAAATGAAGCATTGAAATTAGCTGCTCAAGTTAAGGAAGAAGAAATTCAATTAGCATCACAAGAAGAAGGAGCAGAGCCATTGGCTTTTAATCCAGAATCAGGAGTTAAACCAGAAGGTTTTAGATACGGAAAGAATCGTAGCAAAAACATTCAGGATTCAGTTTACAACAAATTATTCAACTAAAATAAATTATTACAAAAATGGCAACTAGCACATCAATAACGACAACGTATGCGGGTGAATTTAAGGACAAAATCATCGCAGCAGCATTATTATCTTCTCCAACTATCGACAACGGTGGTATCGAGATCAAACCAAACATCAAGTACAAAGAGGTTATCAAGAAATTAGCAACTGATGCTATCTTGAAAAACGCTACTTGCGATTTTGATGCAACTTCTACTGTTACTTTAACAGAGCGTATCTTGACTCCAGAAGAGTTCCAAGTAAACTTACAACTTTGCAAGAAAGATTTCCACTCAGATTGGTTATCAGCACAACAAGGTTATTCAGCATTTGATACATTACCAAAATCTTTCGCTGATTTCTTAGTAGCTCACGTTGCTGCTAAAGTTGCTGCAAAGAACGAAACTAATATCTGGTCAGGTGTTACTGCTAACGCTGGTGAGTTTGATGGTTTTGCTACATTGTTAGCTGCTGATGCTGCTCTTCCTGCTGCTCAAGAAGTAGCTGGTACTACTGTAACTGCTTCTAACGTTGTTGCTGAATTAGGCAAAATCGTTGATGCTATCCCTGCTGCATTATACACTAACGAAAACCTTTACATCTACGTATCTCAAAACATCGCTCGTGCTTACGTTCGTGCATTAGGTGGATTTGGTGCTTCAGGTTTAGGTGCTAACGGTACAAACGCACAAGGTACACAATGGTATAACAATGGATCTTTATCATTTGACGGTGTTAAAATCTTTGTTGCTAACGGTATGGCTTCTAACAAAGCAATCGCTACAACTAAAGACAACTTATATTTCGGTACAGGTTTATTAACTGACCATTCTGAAGTTAAAGTTATTGATTTAGCAGACATTGATGGATCTCAAAACGTTCGTGTTGTAATGCGATTAACTGCTGGTGTTCAGTACGGAATCGTAGAAGATATCGTTACTTACGGTATCACTAACTCAGCTAACTAATTAGCAAACTAAAAAAAGCACCTCGTTAATTCGGGGTGCTAATTTTTAACGTTTTAAATAAAATTCAATATGGCTTGCGACATTTCATTAGGACGCATCGAACCTTGCAAAACCAGTACAGGTGGCTTAAAGGCCGTGTACTTCGTGAACTGGGGTGATGCGACAGGGTACACATACGATGGTACTGATACTGATGTAATTGATGCAGTTGCTGGAACTCCTTCTGCTTACAAGTATGAGGTAAAAGGAAATTCATCTTTCGAGCAAACAATTACATCTAGCCGTGAAAACGGAACAACTTACTTCGAGCAGGTTATCAACTTGACTTTGAAAAAATTATCAATTGCAGATCATAAGCAAATCAAATTGTTAGCTTATGGCCGTCCTCAAGTTATTGTTGAAGACAGAAATGGCAATTTCTTTTATGCTGGTTTACAACACGGTTGTGAAGTAACTGGTGGAACAATCGTTACAGGTGCAGCGATGGGTGATCTTTCAGGTTACACATTGGTATTAACTGGACAAGAGGCAGTTCCTGCAAACTTCTTAGGAGCTTCACTTTCAAGTGCAGGTTTCACAGTAGTTACTGGATCTTAATTAAGATTGTTTTTTGTGTTTTGAAAGGGGGACTTGATTGTCCCTCTTTCCATTTAAAAACAAACCATATTTATTTACGTTTATAGAATATGGTAATTCTAAAAGAATCAAATACTATTCAACGATTCACATTTATTCCTACAAGATTAGATGATGCTAATATTATTGTCATTAGGAATGAATCAACAAACGTAGAAACTACCAAATCAATTAATGTTAAAAAGGAATCCTATTACTCGTATTTCGATTTAGCTTTTGATTTCTTAGAAGAAGGTCATTTTTATAGCGTAACTTTACAATACTACGGTGTTATTGGTTGCAAATTAGATTACTATTTAGCACACAGAGATAAGATTTTCTGTACTAATCAAACGGTTGAAACGTATTCGATTAATAATACTGAGTATGTTGCAAACGATCAAAACATAATTTTCTATGAGTAACGTTCACGTTTTCAATTTTGAATCGCATAAGCCTCCTCAATCAGTTGAATCTAAAAGAGATAACTGGGTAGAGTTTGGCGATGACAACGATTATTTTCAGTATTTAATTGATAGATATAATAATTCTACAACTAACAATTCAGTTGTTAATTCAATCAATAAACTGATTTATGGTCGTGGCTTAGATGCAACGGATTCAAACAAGAAGCCGAACGAATATGCTCAGATGAAAATGTTATTTCGTCCTGAGGTATTAAAGTGCGTAATTACGGACTATAAATTACTTGGTCAAGGATATTTTCAATTGATTTACAATAAGGCTAAGAATGCAATTGTAAGAGTAGAACACGTACCTGCTCAATTATTAAGAGCTGAGAAATGCAATGAAAAGGGAGAAATTACTGCCTATTATTATTCTGATAATTGGAAAGAAACTAAGAAATTTCCCCCTAAAAAAATCCCTGCATTTGGATATGGCGATAAGACATTAGAATTGCTTTGTGTTCGTGATTATTCAGTTGGACAAAAGTATTATTCAAATGTAGATTATATTGGTGCTTTAGCTTATGCTACACTAGAAGAAGAAATTGCTGATTATTTAATCAACGATGTTCAAAATGGATTCTCTCCTACATCTGTTATTAACTTTAATAACGGAGTACCTGATGAAGAGAAACAAAGCCTAATTGCATCGGATGTAAAGCGTAAATTATCAGGATCAAATGGTGCTAAGATTGTAGTTGCATTTAATAGTGATGAAACTAAAAAAACAACTATTGATTCAGTTCCATTAAACGATGCTCCTGCACACTACCAATATCTAAGCGAAGAAGCTAGAGGCAAGATATTACTTGGACACTCAATTACATCAGGTTTATTATTTGGTATTCCATCAAGCAACGGATTTAGCTCTAATGCTGATGAATTAAAGAATGCTTCAATCTTATTTGATAACCTGGTAATTAGACCAAAGCAACAAAGAGTTTTAGAGTCTTTAGATGAGATTTTAGCATTCAATGGTGTTACATTAAACCTTTACTTTAAGACTTTACAGCCTTTAGAGTTTATTGATCAAAATCCAGTTATGGATTCTGCTACAATGGAGGAAGAAACAGGTGTAAAATTGTCATCTCACATTGATGAACTAGATGTTGAAGAATTTGGTGCAGAAATGAATCCTGATGAATGGGAATTGATTGATAGCCGTGTTGTATCATACGAAGATGAAGAACGCTTAGATGCAGAATTAGAGGCTTTAAACAATCCGCAAAAATCTATTATGTCTAAGGTTTGGGAATTTGTAACTACAGGAGTTGCAAGACCAGACTTGAAATCAGAGCAAGATGGTAAATTGTTTGCATCTCGTTATAGATATAGCGGTACAATCACAGACAAATCTCGTGAGTTTTGCAAGAAAATGATTAAAGCTAATAAACTATATCGCAAGGAAGATATCATTCGTATGGGTAATAATCCTAAAACTAATGAAGGATGGGGACCAAGAGGTGCTGATACGTACGATATTTTCCTTTACAAAGGAGGCGGAGCTTGTCACCATTTCTGGACACGTGAAACTTACAAGCGTTTTACTGATCCTAGAAGAAAAGGTGCGTGAAATTAAGACTCATTTTTTATCTTGTTTAAGTATATTTTTAACTTTTGTACGTTTGCTTCTTTAGGTTTATAAGTACCAACCACCGAAGTCTGCTTGTTTGTCTGGGAACATATCTGCATTGCTATTCGTATTATATTCTGGATATGATGATTGGTTAAAACTCATATAATCAATAAATCTGCGTGTATAATGTTCTGCAATTGATCTCTCTTTTTCTACTAAGAAATCTATTTCATCCTTTTCAACATTAATACTATTCTCGCTTGAGTGCTTATAAACTCCTTTGCCTGCAATTGTGTATGCAGAGAAAGGTAAGAATTCCACCATTGCCCAATGGATAACCATAGGCTTAACGTAAGTATTTAAA